TGCGGAATAAGTCCTGTGCAGCAGCGTTATCAAATGACCTTCCAGCGGCAGTGTATTGAGCCAGTAGTGGTTGTGAGATTTCGCGTCTTTGCTGGTCACTAAGCCTACCTTGGTTGTCTAGGGACTGCATAGCGTCACGCTCAAGTGCGCCCATTAGTGGGTTAGATTCTTCAAAGGCATCTCTCGCTTCTGCACCGTACTCTCTGACCAATGCCATGTCACCTTCGACTTGCGCCCTTTTGTCAGCAGCAGCTTGCTCTCTGGAGTACTGACCCATGCCGACTTCTTGCGCTCTAGCACCAGCACCTGCACCACCGTACATATCCAGCAAGCCAGCCTGACCATCTGACCCGTATAGTGCGGATCGTAGCAGGTCGATATCTAACTGTTGTTGCTGTGGCCTGAACTCACGCTCGGATGCCATCAACTCAGGTGCTAACTCTATTTGTGCTTCAAGCCCACTGCGGTATGCTTCACCGTATGACTCTTGTTTTGGTACGTTTATTTTTGGGCGACCCATGCGATTTCCTTTACTCGTTTAAATGAATATGTCTTTAAGTGTCTGACTCCCCTAGCCCACCTTTCAAAGCACACAAATGGCAGTGGGTACGGAACCATGTCTAGCAATGCGCTGAGTGATCCCACTAGTAGTTTAATATACCATGCGTCTGCCCCAACTGTATCCCATTGATCGTGTGGTTCGGTGGTCGTAAATAGTTTAACCGGTTTACCTAGCACTAGGAAGTCAGGTGTACGAATCATGTAGCCTTGTTGCAGATAGTCCGCAATGTCATGCTCCAGACTCATCGGGTAGCCCATCTTCTGATATAGGCTCCTCGCTTCTGTCATTAAGTTTAGCATTGAGTTCGTTTAATACTGCTATGGCTCCTATGTAGCGTTGTACCTGTGCTTTGGCTTCTTCTAGTCCTTGCTGGTATTCTGCTAGACGCTTGGTAATTAGTTCCTGCATTAGGCAATCTTGAGCGTACCACTGTCACTGTATATGTCACCCGTTGATAACCCAGTTGCGTTGTCTGGTATGTTTGCTACATTAATGATTGATTTAGTGCCGTCAGAGTTTCGAGTTAGACGCATCAATACTAGTCCAGTAGGATTACTACTTCCAGTATCTGCTATACTTCCAAATTCCAAGTTGCCCTCAAGGGATGCTACGTTATATCGACCACGATCTGCGGTGGCAGTAGCATCATGCAGGTGTAGAGTCGCGTCACCATTTGCTTTTATTGTAACTGTAGCATCGTGCGTAGCGGTACTACTAGTATTCTCAATAAATAAAACCGTACTAGAACTACTCCCTGTTACAGTACATGCAGCAGAGTTGTATACACTATCTCCAGGTGCAGAACCTCCGATAACAACCCGATTGTTAGTGCCATCGACCTTTAGCATGTTAGCGTTACCAGCAGACTTAACGACAAAATCGTGACTGCCCTGCGATGCGTTAAAAGTTGCTGCTCCGTCCCCTGCTTCCTTAACTAAATTATTAAGGTTTTCAGCCGTAACTAAATCATTTGCTTCGTATTCTGTCTTTACTGCGAGTGCCATTTTATACTGTCTCCGTGTAACTGCGTAGGTTAACCCTACCACTCGCAACCAACGAACGTATTTTGGGTCTCCCTCCTGATGTTGTCAATTTAAGTTCAAGTCCATAGCCTCTTTTTCGGCCAAGGCTAAATCTGTTGGTAAAGTCTCCTGTGCTTTTGCTGGTGGTCAGAATGTCCTCTGTGCTATCTGGATTCTGTGTGTTGACCGTGACCTTTACTGTATCCGATGAGGTAGTGGATTCCCAGTTAAGCATACCGTAGTGCCAGCGTTTGATGTCGATATTCTGAAGAGTGTACCTGCGTGTAGTAATTGTACCTGCTATGGGTGTTTGCGTTTCGTTACCTACGCTACCAACTTCATCAAAGTCCTTTTCCTCCGTTAACCAAACTTCACCATCTTGCGATGTAGCATACAGTCTACCTACTCCGTTCTTACGCATGACAATAAGTCGATCTAGGTATGTGTTGCTAGGAAATGTATCAATCGACTCCCATGCTGCATTGAGTGTGTTGTAGATATACAGACTGTCGTTCTGCGTATTGGTTCCAGTAGGTACAGCTAGGTAGTAGCGATTATTGTGGTAAACCCCGTGGGCATTATCCTGCGCTGCCGTAAAGTTTATGTTCTGTATATCTGGGTCGATGGTAGCAGACAGTGGTTCATTGCGCACCTTTAGTAGTGCAACTGGCGTGGATGTGCTTGCGTTTGCATTAATTCCCGTAGTCAGGCTATGCACACCATTGTCGGATAAATAGAATACTTGGTCGCCGATCTGCGCTACACTGTCCCTAGCAATCAGTCCGTGCTGTCTGGTAATTTCGTACACCGATGACTGCATAACCCCACTACTGTCTACTACATCTACGTTGGTGATCAGGTGTATGCTGTGCCGCTTAAATACTATGATTTGGTTTTCGCTAAATGGCGCAATGCTTACAATCGGGTCTTGGTCTCCCTTATTAAAGGTAAACTCGTTAGCAGCATCAAACGTGAGAGGGTCTAGCAGGTCGCTAAATGCTAGGGTGTAGTCATCTTTAACCACCACTAACCTATTACGAAATGCAATAGCCATATCTCCTGCCGGCACATTGTTGTTCTGAATGAAGTCAGCGTCCCCAGAAAGTTGAGCAGACAACCTAAACGACAATCTCAGTGTCTCTCTAAAATCTAACCCACCTACGTCACTTTTAACCAAGACAGGATTTGACTGACCCCTGAAAAGAAACAAACGATTCAAGCATTGTACTAGCCGAGGTCTGGCATTTACGTCTATTGTGGTTCCAGAAGGATAGGCAATGTTTATCAATGAAGATGCACCGTCTTGAAATAACGAGAGTTTGTCTCCCAGTATTAGCGCAATATACTCATTACCAGTAGAGTCCATAACAAGGTTACTGCTGCGTATGCCCCCTGTTCCTCCCAGTATCGCATTGCTATCTAGCGTAAACGATAACTTCAGTGGTGGTCTGTCAGTACCGAAGTCAATTGCGTTAGTCTGTTTATCGAGTCCCTTGCGTACCTGTGCGACCTTACGATCAAAACGCATATTGCCGGCAGCAGATAGCACACCAGGAGGTAATGTCTCTGAGTTCTCTCTACTATTAAATCCTATGAATCCATTGTCACCGTCTTCCTGGATGGGATCATCTAGTGAGAATATCTGTCTGTATCTACTCATTCTACTGGTACTACATTGTCTTTTGCCGGAGCGAGCAGTGGTAGGCCGTCAAACCCCAAAGGTGCGCCAACATCTAGGGCAGTCGATTGCTCGTCATTAAACTCCATCTCAAATTGAAAAACCGCAGGAATGCTAAAATTCATTTCTTCAACGCCCCTACTGGACATGCAGCCAGACTGTAGCAGTAAACATGTAGCGATAAATAATGCTAGTAGGCACGCTAAAGCCATTGCTGCGATCTGTTCGCGTAACATCATTTGCGATGCTCCTTCGCTATCGATAGCACCATGTAGACGCACGTAAGTAGACCGGCAGCGATACCCACAATAAGGTTTAGTTCACCTAGTCCAAATGAGGCTGCTGTGCCGGTAACACCTACGATTGCGTCACGCATACTACTTCTTTCCAGTCTGCTTGGCCTTTCCCACATTGAGCGCAAGGAGGTCGAGGATGCGATACGCTTTGCTTACCCAACGCTTTGCCCCATCAACGAACTGGTCATCTTTGGGGGTTGGGGTAATGGCGGCAATTGCACTAGCAGCAGCAATACTAGATGTCACTGCCAGCATGATAGTCTGTAGATTGAGTTCCATTATGCTACGGTTACTGTTAGGTTGCCACTTGAGATTTGAAACGAGTCACCGTCATTAATAGCAGCGGAACTGTCTAAAGCAGTATGGAATAGGAGGTTGCCGCTGGTGCTTGCGTCATAAATACCGATATGAGTAACCGTCCCCCAAGCTCCACCTGATGCGGTAAAACCTGTTATGTCAGCGTTACTAGAAATGCTGCCCCCTGTTCCGCTTGCTGCGCTAAACTTGTCGGTGATTTCAACACGAGCATATCCGCTGCCACTGCATTCTGCACCACTTCCTGCATCGGTTGGGTCAGCAGTATGTAGCCCTAGATAGATGTTAGTCGGTGCTGTAATGTTTGTTTGATTCAGATAACAATTAAGTATCTGGTTCTCAACGTAGTCTGATGCTTCTGACATGATTATGTCTCCTGTTATTTATAGTTGTGTTAGTTAAAGTCCTTCAGGATCGGTGTACCACTCACCATCTGGATTGTTTAAAATGGTTAACATCTCAGTCTTGGTGTAAGCAGTCTTGCCCACTAACCATACTGGTGTTGTGCCTTCGTACTTAACGAAAGTCTTAGTGCTGTCGTTGTTCCAGCGGAGTGTTTCAAAGTTGGTTTCAAGCACTTCGCTAAAGTCTATGGCGTTTGCTTCTGTAGCGTTTAGAATTACGTATTGTCGGCTCATGATGGTGTGTCTGTGCTAAATGTTGGCCCGTTCGTTAAGGTTGCCGTGTTACTATTGCTTGAGCTGTCAGCCACAGTCGTACCTGTATTCTCTTCCATCCTCCAGTAAGCAACAAGATTAGAGTCAGAACTTTGGTCAGCAGGTGCGCCACTATTGTAAATAGCTGTTATATCGCTGGCTGAAAGCGTACTGTTATAAAGAGCAAACTCATCTAACTTTCCATTGGTTGGATTTTGGTGGAGGTTGCTACCATTCTTTAATCCACCGATATGCATAGGTTCGTAGGAACCTGAGTCGGTAGTCCATGTAAACGAGATAGTACCAACGCTTGAACCATTAAGGTAGTAGGTGAATGTGCCAGAACTTCCTCCGCTAAACGTGTAGGCAACGTGATACCATGTTCCTGTAGACATACCATGCGATAACGTAGATGTATCAAAGGATGTGCCTATTGCAGCACGTACATTACTACCTGTTATTCCGAAGTAGAACCTACCAGTACCTGCTCCGTAGCGTCCGA